GTACGAGGTTTGCGTCGACATTCACAAAAGGATGGCAGTCAGTCATTAAGAACATTCCAGACACTATCGTCGGGGCCTTCAAAGGCGGTGGAGGAATATCCGGCGCGTTCCAAGCTCTCGGGAGTCAACTCGGTTCAGCGTTTGGCGGTTCACTTGGAACCACTGTCGCTGGCAGCATTGGCAAAGATGCCGGAAAGTTTGCGAAGGCGTTCGGGTCGATGGCTGGTCCGTTAGGTGCAGCGATTGGATCGTTAGTCGGGCCGCTTATTTCAGGGCTGAAGAAACTCTTCGGCGGTCGATCCGTGGCGCGGAATGTTGAGATCACCGTCAAGAGCAAGTGGGGTCACGCGCTGTCGGACGGACTCAAGAGTGCAATCGCTGAAACATCGAAGACGATGAGATCGCACTATGCAGCTATCCTGAGTCATCTCGGTGACATCTTCGAGGAAGCTGGTGGCGTGATGGCCTTCGGGTTGTCGAAGGCCATCAGAGCGACGCGTGACCTGTTCTCGATGGTCGAGACAGGGAAGATGACCACGCAGCAGGCCAGCACCGCCTTCGACACAGCCTTCTCAAAGATCGCAGAAGCAGCGATCAGCACCGGAGAGATTGTCGGCAAGGAGTTCACCGAGCTAATCGAACTGGCGCAGAAGTTTGGCATCGAGTCAGCCTCGATGCTGGAATTCGTGCGTGAGCAGAGCGAGGCGACGGCGGAGGGACTCGCAATCTTGTTCGGTCCGACGATTGAACGGGCCGGTGAATTCCAGACGAAGATTGATGCGCTGACAGAAAAGCTCGCCGGGCTTGAAGAAGGGTCCGTGGCGTACAACCTAACCGCTGAACAGCTTGCCAATGTGTTAGCGAAGCAGGCGGATTTCAGCAACCGAAGCAAGAAAGAACTCGAAGACCTCGGTCTGATTGCCGTGGCAAGTTTCGAGAAGGCGCTGGCCTCTGGGATGTCGTTCACCGAAGCGGTGAAGGCGCACGGTCCAGCGATTGACGCTCTTATCGCCGCACAAGAAAAAGCCGGAATCACGAGTAACAACGTGGCGATCCAAGAGTTGTCAGATTTCAGAAAGCGCGTGCAGGCGAACTCGACACTCGTTGCGGCTGTGGAATCGCTGGACGATGTGATGCTGTCGCTCAGTCGAACCGGGTCGTTGAACGCCGACACGCTGGCCGCAATGGAACGCCAAGGCGTTCGGATGTACGACAAACTGATCAAGAAGGGCTTCAGTCAAGAGCAAGCCTTAATGATGATGGGGCTTTCGCTGAAGAAGATCATGGAGGCCCACCAGAAGCTTGGTATCCCCATCTCCAGAAACACGGAAAAGCTCATCGCTCAGGCACGAGAGGCTGGCACCTTAGAAGACACGCAGAAGAGCGGATGGGAAGCTGTAGCGGGAGCCGTGAATAAAGTAGTCGACAAGCTCCAGGAAATGATCGACAAGATCGGTGGCGTTGATCGTGGTCTGCGCGGTATGCCGAGGACCGTCAAAACGGACATCTTCGTCGAAGAGCACTACAGCAGCTCAGGACGCGGCAGGCGACGAGCAGATCATTCGTACGACGAAGAGATGGCACACGGCGGCATCGTCACCAGTCCAACCAGGGCGCTCATCGGAGAGGCTGGACCGGAAGCGGTGATTCCACTCAGCCAACTGACCGACGAAGGACTCCTGGACGAACTCAAAGGAATGCGATCAGACCTTCGACGATTGCCGATCATGTTGCGCGACGCGCTAATCCTTGCAAGTTAGAGACAGATGCCGACGATCTCTGCCACGGTTGTGCTGCAATGCGAACTCGCTGGTGCGGGAGGCGGGTGGACGGACATCACCGCAGACACGCGCATCGGTGTGCAGCCGCTTGAGATCGACTATGGGATCAATGGCTCAGGCCCTCTTGACCGAATAGCGTCCACGGGAACGATGATCTGGGCGATGGATAACAGCGTCTCGAACAGTGGCGGCGTCGTCGGGTATTACAGTCCAGGCCATACGAATGCTCGCGCTGGATGGGATATCGGCATCGGCGTTCGGTGCAAGCTGACCTATGGCGGGACTGACTACTACAAAGGCGTCGGAACTCTGATCATCGTGATTCCTGACGCGGGACAGTATCAACGTCAAGCCGTGCTATGTACGGCTGTCGATTGGATGGACGAAGCGGCGATCACACGCATTCGAGGAATCGGTATCCAGACGAACCAACGCTCTGATCAGATTATCGACACCATCGTGACGAACTCCGTCACCAGACAACCTGCCAGCACTAGCTATAATACGGGACAGTCCAGCTTCGCCATCTCGCTCGACAACATGAACGACACGCAGACACCGGTCCTGGCCGCTCTCGCCGATACCGTGATATCGGAGTTGGGATATCTCTACGTGAAAGGTGGCACGACGGGAGGCGTGTTGAAGTTCGAGGATCGACATGCGCGTCCAAAGTTCGGCGCGGCAGTCGGGTCGTTCGATGAAACGATGGTCTCACTTGATGTGACCCGTTCTCGGAGCGACATCATCAACCGCGTCTATGTAATCGTGCATCCTCGAACGACGGCGGGATCGGCCAGCGTTCTCTATGAACTGACCACGACGGACAGCGTGCCGAGCATTGCCGCAGGTGTCACGATTCAGATCACAGCTCCTTTTCGTGAAGCATCGATCAAGAGCTATCGCGTGGCTGGCTCGTCTATTGTGACGCCCGTGGCTGGTGTTGACTGGATCGCAAATACCGTCGCAGACGGCTCCGGCAGCGTCATCACCTCGGACGTGGCAGTGACCCTGTCCACAACCGCCGCGAATGCGGTCACGTTTCAAGTTGTGAATAACGGCACCGTCACGGCGTATCTCACGACGCTGCAAGTTCGAGGGACAGAAGTGGCCGACATTAGCAACACCGTGATGGCCGCGTCTGATTCGTCGTCGGCAACGACCTACGGCGAGCGGGACCAGCGCGTGGACATGAAATACGAATCTAATGCCGGGGAGTTCGCCACCAACATCGCGGAATGGATTCTGAACGTCTACAAAGATCCGAGATATGTGATCAAGCAGATGTCGATCATCGGGAACGCCTCATCGTACTTAATGACCCAGGCTATCGCTCGGGAGCCAGGAGACAAGATCACCCTTGCAGAAACTATGACCGGGATTGCCGAGACAGGCGCGTCATCTGCCGAGATCGGTTACTTCATTCAGGGTTGTCGATTCCTCGTTGAAGCCGGTGGACTTATTAGCGTCTCGTGGGTGCTGTCGCCAGCCGAGCAGCAGAACTTTTGGATCTTGCAACAAGTCGGGGCCAGTGAGCTTGGCCTCAGTACCGTTCTCGGATTTGCCTGATGACTACGCGTGACTGTATCCACGGCCCGTGCGAAGGACATGGACATTCGGGTGTAATCGATCTCGCCAGTTATCGCAGTCTGCATCAACGGGTCATCAAGCAGAAGGGCGAGTACATTCTCGAAGACTCGACGCCGCGTGCGGCTTACGTGAATCACGGGCGATGGGTTGTTAATTGCGAATGCAACGGTGCAGGACTCACCGACCGAAAGATGAAGATCACATGCTGTTTTGATTGCGGTCGTGTCTACACCAGCGTGACCTTCCCGAAGCACGCATCGCAGATCGAGAAGGTGTTACTTGAACGCCCTGATCCTGCGTCTCGAAATTGGTCGGGCGAAACGGTGCAAGCGTTACTCGACGAAAACGACACGTACTTAACAAAGGAAACCAACTGATGACTATAGATCCAGTGCGTTCGCGCATGAGGAATCCGAAGGGGGTGATTGCTCGCTATGGCCTTTACGTCCCCTAGAACGTGGATCTCCGGCGAGCTTTGACTCGTCACTGCGACGTTGTTCAATGCTCAAATTCGAGACAACCTAAACGCAATCGTGAGTGCGGCAGGTGCATACGTCAATGCCGTCGTTGGTGGGCATTCCACCGGCTCGGCTTCGGTGCTTGACTATATTAGGAACAGACTGACTGGAAGTTTCACATCGGGTGGCGCGTCTAGTCGGGTGACAGCGTTGATGGTCGATGGCGCACTCACCTGCGCGAGCGGTGACAATAAAACGGAGGGCGGATATTTTACAACCAGCGTCACGACTCCCGCGTCGGAAACCGTGGCAAGGG